TTGTTTGATCAGAACGTTCAAGCAACTTGGAATCGTTTCAAGTCTAAAGCAGAGATTGTTCTTTCACAAGTCAAATCAGACTTTGGTGTTACAGAATACAAACTTGTTCTTGACGAGACAACAACAACACCTGACCTTCAAGATCGCAATATCTTGTATGCGAAGGTATTTGTTAAGCCAGCCCGTTCAATCGAGTTCATCGCAGTTGACTTTGTTATCACACAAAGCGGCATAGAACTATAATCAATACTAATTACAGATAAATAGGAGAATTACATTATGTCATTTTGGACCGAAGCAACATCAGAGCCTAAAAGAAATTTTAGATTTCAAGTGCAGATTACAGGGTTTAACGCAGACCAAAGTATCATTTGGTGGGCTAAGAACTTCAAGACCCCATCGTACGACGTTAGCGAGACACCTCACGACTTCATGGATAACAAGTATTACTTTCCCGGACGTTTGACTTGGCAAGATTGTACAATGTCGCTAGTGGATCCTGCTAGTCCAAACGCTGCAGCTCTAACAAATCAAATCATTCTAAAATCAGGATATAATGTTAAGGGCATAGGCGATTTGAATGCTCCAAAGACTATGAGCAAAGCAGGAGCGGTTAACGCTCTTGGTTCTGTTATCACAACAATCTTTAATGCTGATGGTGATGAGATTGAAAAGTGGACACTTCAAAACGCTTTCCTTAAGGGAGTTTCTTACTCAACATTGGATTACTCTAATGATGATTTGAGAACAATTGATATGACTTGGCGCTATGACTGGGCTGAGTGTGACCACCCGAACGATTCCAACTTCAGTGACCAATTTAGAGTTTAATAGAGGTTAAACATGTCGTTTTGGACACAAGCATCTCTCGAACCTAAGAGAAATTTTAGATTTAAAATAAATAACCCAAATGCGGTTTGGTGGTTTGCTAAGTCGATCGATAAGCCATCGTTTGAAGTTAAAAACAGTGAATATCAACTGATTAACCACAAGTTCAAATATCCCGGTATTGTTACTTGGAAGAATATTCAAGTCACCCTTGCGGACTTTGCGAAGCAAGGCCCTAACTCCGGAGAAGAATTTAAGAAAGAATTGGCTTTAATGGGCTATACTCGTCCGGATGAGGCTCCAATGAAAGGAATTGGAAAGGGAAGTTCAGTGGTATCAGACTTACAGATACAACATCTTGCAGCAGACGGAAGTACAGTAGTAGATACTTGGACTCTGAGAGGAGCATTTATAATTTCAACAACTTATAGCAAACTTGATTACTCAAGTGATGATATATCTGAAGTTACCCTAGAAATAGCTTACGACTACGCAGATTACGAATAACATACTGGAGGTATGATGGGAAGAAATTCCGACCGTCTTGGAAGAGACAACAAAGCAGAGCCAGCAGAGGCTCCACCAACAATGAGTCCACTAAATTTTGTGGCTCCCACAGAACTCGTTGACCTCCCATCAAAGGGACTAGGGTATCCAGAGGACCACCCTCTCAACGGAAAAGAATATATCGAGATCAGATATATGACGGCAAAGGACGAAGACACCTTGTCGAACCAATCTCTTCTCAAGAAAGGAATTGCACTCGAGAGAGTATTGGAAAACATCATTATAGACGCCAATATTAGCCCTCTAAGCCTTCTTGTGTGTGACCGCAACGCAATAGTCATCCAAGCTCGTGCAACGGCTTACGGAGCGGATTACGACGCCGTGGTGAGTTGTCCTAAATGTGCGACAAAGAACCAAATGTGCTTTGATTTGAGAACTCCAAAGGTTGAAGGCGGACTGGAAGAAGAGGACCCCGATGTTAAGTACATTGGCGATGGTTTGTTCGAGACCAGGATGCCCGGCACAAAGTTCACAATTAAGTTCAGACTCGCAAATGGTGAAGACGAAAACAGAATTATGGAAATGGCGGTATCCGGCAAGACAGTTGACTTTGGAGCCGTTGAGCAATACAAGAAGATGATCAAATCCGTTGAAGGATTTACAGAAGAAGAAGTAATCCACTCATACGTTGATAACATGATCGTCACAGATGCGTCACACCTAAAGAAGTGTCTTAAAGACTGCACTACGAGCATTAGAATTACCGAAACTCTTAAATGCAAGAATTGCTCAAACGAGCAGGAGGTCGACGTTCCTTTTGGAACGGACTTTTTTTGGCCTAACCTCTAAATTCATGGAAGGAGTCTACGAACAATTCTTCATTCTCAAGCATTTTGGAGGGTGGTCGTTGACCGAAGCGTACAGTCTTCCTATTGGTTTGAGAAGCTGGTTTGTCGAGAGGCTCAAAAAGCAGTTTGAAGAAGAAGCAAAAGAGATAAAGAAAGCCCAGAAGAAACGATGAGTCTTTTGGGTTTTTGTTTTTGGAGCTAATTAGGGAATAACGAGGGACAATACATGGAAGAACCATCAATTGAACAAATACTGAAAGCTATCGAGAAAGCAAAAACAAACAACCCAACTGCTTTTAAGGAGCTGCAGAAGGCTCTCGGAGGAGAGGAAGGAAGTCTTGAAAGATCTAGTGACCCCGCAGAGCGGATGGATCAACTAAAAATAGACCAAGATAGAGCTCGTGTTCTCAAAGAAACCGCCCAAGCTATGAATCGAATCTCGGAATTTCGAAAGCAAGAGTCCAAAGAAATGCAGCTACAAGCAGAGCTTCAACTCGAAGCTTTGAAAAACGAACAGGGCAGAGAAGAATCGGAGAAAGCAGTACTGGATTCTCTTATTGAGCAAGCCCGGGCTGGGAAAGAGCTTCAAGAGGACATAGCTTTAACAAAAGGTATGTCTGCTGATTTCCTGGATATTTTGGAAAAAGTAAAAAACAAATATAACAAGATTGTACCAGATCAAGAAAAGTTAAACAAACTTTCTAGAGAGCAGGTATCAAACATTGAAAATACGGTAGATGCGATGGGCGGACTTGTTGGTCTAACAAACAAGCTAAATACTGGTAAGATTGGCAAAATGACGGCAATGTTCAAGAGCTTTGAAGGCGAAGAAGGTCCTGAGAATATTAAACAGTTTACAGATTCTCTTTCTGAAATGTTTTCTCTTCAGAATATTGGTATAAATATGTTTGATGCAATCTTCAGTCAATCAATGAAGACCCTAAGAGCTTTCGATGATGCATCAGCAAACCTTGCGAAGACAACTGGTACTGCGGGTAAATTTAACAACGTTCTCTACGATGCTCAAAGAGCAGGGAATCTGCTTGGCGTTACGATGGAAGGTGTTGGAACCGCAATTGCAACATTGAATGCTGGTACATCAGAATTCGCAAAACTAAATCAACAAACGCAAACTCAACTCGCAATATCCACATCGCAATTTGAAAGGCTCGGAGTATCCGCTCAAGATACCGCTGCATTTATGGAGAATGCGTTCAAAATTATGAATATGGGTGCGACTGAAGCGATTCAAGTTCAGAAGGAGCTTGCGATGGCTGGTGTCCAGCTTGGTATAGGCGCGGACAAGATTGTAAAAGACTTTAATTCTGCTTCGAAAACCCTTGCCGTCTATGGTAAAGGATCTGTTAAGATTTTCAAAGACCTTGCGGCACAAGCAAAGGCTGCTGGTGTTGAGGTGGGAACGCTCTTGGGTATCGTTCAGAAGTTTGATACGTTCTCTGGTGCCGCTGAAGGCGCTGCGAAGTTCAATGCGTTATTGGGAACTCAGTTGTCAACAACTCAAATGCTAATGATGACTGAAGATGAGAGAATGAAGACTCTTGTGGAGTCGGTCCAAGCACAAGGCATTGCTTTCGGAGACATGGATCGTTTCACCCAAAAGGCAATCGCATCTGCTGCTGGCATTAGCGACATGAACGAAGCCAATAGAATATTTTCAATGAGCCTTTCGGATTATGAAGCAAATGCTCGGGAAATGGAAAACAATGCAGCAGCTCAAAAGAAGTTTGACGAGGCAGTTCAAGCAACCGTTCCAACAATGAAAAAATTCCAGAACCTCGCAACAGAATTGATTACCCTAGTTCAGCCTGCTCTGGAAACCTTAGGAGATGTCGCAGATTATCTAACGGACATGTTCCAAGGGATGAGTAAAGAAACAAAAGAGACAATCAGTATGATTGCTTTGTTCGTCGGAGGTATCATGACTCTGGTTCCATTGTTTACTATCGGCGGCGGCTTTATGGCTGGAATGATGGCGATTGGGCCTGCGATTGCTGGTGTTGGTACAGGGATAGCAACAGCAATAGCTGCGATATCTGGTGTTACAATGACTGGTGTGGGCGCTGCTGTCTTGGCTACACTTATAGCTGCAGGTACCGGTATTGCTGTAACAATGGCTGCGATGGCTGCAAGTGAAGCCGAGATTGCAGAATCTAATGCGAGGATGATGAACCAAGGGTCTGCGACAATTCAGTCAATGGCGGAGATCGGAAGAGCAGACTTCTCAGGAATCGCAGTAAAATTCAAAGGAGTTGTTGACGAACTTAACTCAATGAGTACAGACGTGAAAGTAACGTCAATGATGCAAAACCTGTCTTTAATTAGCGCTGGGACAGCCATAGACATCACTGGAGCGAAGATTGCAGGCTCAG